GACAGAGAACCATTATCACCAGACTTTCTAAGTGCGACTAAGAAACAAGTCGGCAAGGGTATCGGCTTGGCTGCTCAAATGACAGGTTTATTTGAGCCAGAGCAAACTGCTGCTGAACAGTTTGTAAAATTAGTAGAAGAAGACGAACAAAGATTTGGTTTATTAACACGTGAAGACCTTATTGCTGACAAAGAATATGTTGCTCGTGTAAGACGATACAGAAAAGATAGGTTTGGTCTCGATGAAGATGCCCCTGCTGCAAATATTTTGTTTGGCAACATTCAAGAAAGCACTGATGAAAATATTGTAGATGACTACATAGACCACTATAGGTTTATGACAAATAATAGCATGGATGCTATAGATGAAGTATCGTATCTAAACGATTTACGTGAAAGAGAACAAAAAGCTGCTGATGCAGGTAACATACAAGAAGCAAACAGACTAGCTGAAATTCGTGAAAATGCAGCTTTAGTATATCAACAGACAACAAGACTTGCTTCATTACTGGATGCCGAAAGGTACGAAGGTAAAAATTTGATGGAAGCAATTACTGATATAAGCGAAACAATAGGTGTAAACGTACTTACTGTTATGTCTGACCCATTAACTATTCCTAGCGGACTTGTGGGTAGATTTGTAGGCGGTGCTGCAGTAAAGTCTGGTACAAATCGCATACTTTCTGCAGCTTATGGTTTTGGTGCAGGTGCTTCAGTAGATGGTGCAGGTGCAGCATATCTTGATGGTCTTATTCAACAATCTGAAATTGAGATGGGTATTCGTACTAATATAGATTATGACCGCATGGCTACTGTTGCAGGTATTTCCGCTGCAACATCTGGTTTAATTTCTGGCGGTGGTATTTATATAACAAGTTCTCCTAAACGTGCTAATATTGCAACACGTGACGATTTAAATAAAAAGTTTTTAGCAAATCTTGAAAAGCAGGAAACACTTGCTGCTGAAACAAACAAACGTCTGAAGTCTACTGCACAGGATTTACGTGAGCGTCTTGCACAAAGCATCGAAAAGAATTACGGTAAAGATGCTATCAAACGGAATAAAGATGGTTTAGCTGTTGGCGTAAATGAACCAGCATTTAAAAAGTATGCAGAAAAAGTAATTAAAGAAGATGGCATAGACGTAGAACTGTTTGCTAATCGTTTAAGTAATAGTACAACAGAACGTGTTTTTGCTGCCATTGCTGATACAATTGATGGCATGAAAACAGGCAGAATAAAAACCGTATTAAAAGAAGATAGTCCTTTTAGCGTAGCAGAATTAACTGGCAAGCTACAACCTATGGAAACTGTGTCTGAAAGAATTGCAAACATCTTAACTAATGTAGATGTTCGTACTGCAAAAGAAATACACAAGATACTAGGTAAGTATGGTGTTGGTAAACGTGAAATGGGTGCAGCACTTCTTTCTGAGGCATCTGAAGCTGGTAGAATACTTGCATTTAGGTCTTCTACAGCAAAATCTCTTGGTAGACTAAATACAACAAAAACCGCTACAGAAAAATTTGAAGATGAAGCAGACGTAGCACTACAGAAGTTTAGACAGAAACGCATAGAAAAGGGTAAAGACCCAGATAAAGTTGGTCCTTTCCGTAGAGCCGAAAATATCAGACGATTAGCACTTGTTTCTGCAATACCTACTGCTGTAGCAAACACATTTTCTGGTGTAATTCGTTCAGGAGTTGAACTTCCTGTTTACGCACTAGAGTCCGCACTAAATCCAAGTAAGAAGTTTAGTTTGCGTGGTACTTTATCTCAGCTTAAATACACATTTAAGGACCAAGAACAGGCTGCTGAAATAGCAACCTATCTTTTGCAACATTTTCCAGAGCAAAGGTTGAGATTTTACAATCAGTATACAGAAAGTATGCAAGGCGTGTCCAACACTAATGTTGGTCAATCTGCTTTAGGTAGATTTAAAGACGCAATGCAAGGTGACTTAAAAAAAGCAGTAAGTGGCGCAAGTCCTCTTGGTGTAATAGAATCTTTATTTCACGTAGCAAACTTTGGAAACCGTTTTCAAGAGTATCTATTTAGAAATGGTATGTTTACTGCATCCATGCAACGTCAGTTTATTGACAAAGGCATGGATTTTATGGATGCATTAAGGACAGGTAAAGTTCACGAGATTATGGACGAAGACATGGTTGCAAAAGCTACCAATGATGCTCTTGAATTTACTTATGCTGCCCCACCAGAATTAGCAGCATTCAGACGTGCCAATGAAATTATTGTAAATAACTTTCTTACTTTAGGTATGCCATTTCCTCGCTTTATGTTTAAAGCACTTGAAATGACTTATAACTATAACTATACTGGTATGATTCATGGTGCTATGGGTATAGCATATAAAGGCGGTAAAAAACTTATCACTGGTAAAGATACTGGAGTAGACAGAGAGATACAGAGGTTTGCACAGGGTGCTGCTGGCGGTATTCCTCTTATATCATTAGGGTATCATCTTCGTGACCCTAACGGTCAATCTGCTGGTTCAGAATGGTATATGCTAAAAGATGGTAAAGGCAGAGAGTTTGACGCACGTTATTATTTTCCATTGACACCATATCTTTTGATTGGCGAAATGATGCACAGAACTGAAGATGCCTACTTTGGTCCAAAAGAAATAGGTGGTATGAAAGTTCCTCGCATTGATTATGGCATTAATTTAAAAGAGTTGATGAAAATAATGGATGGCGAAAAAGGTGCTGCTGCGTTGTTTGAAATGGATACGTGGAGACTTGCAGGTTCTTATGATAGACCACAGCCGCCCATATCCAAACAGATACAAGAAATGTTAGAAGGTTTTACAGGAACAAACTTTAGAGCAAACGCTCCTGTCGCTCAGTTTCTAAAAGATTTGATTGCTGGTTTTGATGATGCAGCCGATGATGCAACTGCACTTAAAAGAATTGCACGGTTCTCAGAATTTGTTGGTGAAGCAGTTTCTGGTTATGGTCAGCCATTTTATCAAATTGCAGATATGCCTTTTCAAGTTACAGAAGACGGTATAGGATTTGCGGATGCCTATCAAAGAAGAAAAGATTATAGGACAAATCCAGAATACCTTAATGGACTAGATGCTTTTTGGAAAGGATTTTCAAAACCTTTTATCAAGCGTATTGACCGGGTTGCTGAAAGGTTTGACTCAGACGATGAAACTCTTCCTGATTTTGAAGACCCACGTTTTTCTGACGTACCAGAAAGAGTAATGCCGTTTATGAAAATATTCTTTGGTGCTAGAATAACAAGATTACCGCCTGAGTATGTGTCTGAATTAGGTAGATATGGATTTAGTTATATAGATTATATGGCAAAAACAAATAACGAATTGCTTAATAGGCAGCTTGACCATGCTATGGGAGAGTCAATGCAACAAAACATGCCTATACTATTAGATGGTGCTAAGAGAGAAGCTGCTGATATGGGGCTTACAGACCAAGAGTCTATTGATAAGTACGTAGCTGCCGAAGCTAGAAAATGGCTAACGCTTGAAAAAGCAGCACTTAAAGCAGAGATTAAAGTGCAGGATGTAGACTCTGCTTTGTCTGCTGAGATAAACCGTTTCAGGTATATGCCGCACTATAATAAACAATTTGCCACACGTATGTGGGAAAAGGAAAACCCCGGAGAAAAATTAAATATGGAAAATATAGACCATATACAAAGGTTGTTTGAATTAGGTAATGCTACGCCTGTATCTAAAAGGTTTTCTAAAACAAGAAAAATAACTAGGGGTGCAAAAATAGCACAATAATAAAGGGGGCTTAATTGCCCCCTCTTTTTTATCTGGTATCTCCATTGCCACCTATAGTGCCTCGTTCTTTTCGCCCAGACAACTTAGTGTAGTTTTCTTGTGCAATTGAAGCTAGGTCAAAACCTAAGTCACGTGCTAATGCAGAGCAGTACCACAAAACATCTCCAATTTCACTCGCAAGTTCAATTTTCTTTTCTTCAAAGTTTTCTTTATCGTATCCATCACGGATAAACTTCTTTACTTTATTTGCTACCTCACCAGCTTCTCCTGCAAGTCCAAGTGCAGGATAGAGTATGCTATGCGAGTGAGGGTAGATAGCAAACTCTACTGACTTTCGTTGGTATTCATTCATTTCCATGTCTTTGTATTTCTCCTTTAGCCATTTTTTAGCTTCCTGTTCCAGCTTCATTTTCCTTGTCCTCAATTACCTCTTGTTGTATAAAGAACCTGTTTAGCATCTCTAACTTGTCATAGTAATCTGACACCTCTCCAAGTTCAATTTCAATAGCCTCTTGTATATCTTGATGTTCACCAATACCTGCTGGTCTTTCTAGTAACACCTCAATGTTTGCAAGGTGTTTATTTATATGACCTGCAAGATGAGAACGCTGGGCATTTATCAATACCTGTCTTAAACTCATTTATTTTCTCCTTTCCTGAATCTGTGCTTAAAGAACACAACTAGGTTGAGAGTGGTGTTTACTGTAATCATTACGAGTATCCACCACTGCCACCATAGCAAGTCTAATCCACTACACTCTATCATTATGCGGCTGTCAAGTCTACTACTTCACAAACGCCAGCAGTACATGCCAACTCACGTCCACCTGATGTAGTATCTTCCTTTTCAAACTCTTGCAATGCAGACCAATCAATAGCACGTGGCATCAAGGCTTGCAATTCAGAATATTCATCAGCATCAATGTCCTGATATGGTGCTTGCTTATAAGTATGCTCACTAAATGGCAAGAAGCTGATTCCTGACACCTCATCAAAGTGTTCATATACCCATGAGCCTACATCCATCCATTCTTCCTCTTTTACAGAAATTGTCACAGATGGTTTGTGTTCACACCAATGACGCTGATATTTTAGCCACAGGTTTAGCTGCTGAATAGCTGTCATCTCAGTACGTGTTACCGCAGCAATAGGTGACTTCATTGGAAAGCTAAACACTGTAGTTGAGTCAGGCTTCATGACATCAGGCTCTGCAGGAATACCAGCATTAATCATGAACTGTGTCAATGGGTCTTTGTTATCGCCACGTACAGTACGAATGTAATATGGATTGTGACGAGCATGAATACCAGATGCACTATCAACTAACTGCGACACTGTACCTGATGGCTTAACACAAGTGATTGCTGTAGAGACAGGAATACCAATTGAATGAGCAACAGATTCATTTGTATTTACAGCCACCTGTTTTAACTCT